ATTACAGCAATAATCAAATGCCGATACAACATTACATCAACGTGCTGCAAAACAAGGGATATATGTACGGTACAGACTGGCTGCCACACGATGCGAAAGCCAAAACGCTCGCGACGGGACGAAGTGTCGAGGAAATCATGCTTGCGGCGGGCCGCAAGGTGAGGATAGCGCCGAACCTTTCCGTGGCGGATGGAATAAACGCGGCAAGAACGATATTTAATCGTTGTTATTTCGACGAGCAGCGATGCGCTGAAGGATTGCAGAGCTTGAGGCATTACCGCTATGAGGTTGACGGCGACACGAAACAGTTTAGCGGGCGCCCGTTGCACGACTATCACAGCCATGCGGCCGATGCTTTCCGCTACTTTGCGCTATCGATCGAAGAGGACCGGCCCGCGCTCAATATCCGTGGCCTGCGCATGACAGGATGGCGCGGCTGATGGGAGCGCAGATTACCAGGGACATATCGGTCGAAGCATATGGCGCGATTTGCCGGGACATTCGCGAGCAACCCAAGTGGCGTGCGGACGCGGATATGGATTGCGATTATTACGATGGTGCGCAAATCAGCGCGGAAGTCATGCAGCGGCTGAAGAATGCCAGCATTCCGCAGCAGGATTCGAACCTGATCAAGCCAACGGTTAACGCAGTGCTGGGCCTTGAAGCCCGTAGCCGCACCGACTACCGCATCACCTCCGATGACGAGAGCCAGGCTGAAATAGCGCAAGCGCTCTCTGCCAAAATCAAGGAGGTTGAGACTGAATCGCGCGCGGACCGGGCCATGTCCGATGCCTATTCGAGCATGATTCGCGCCGGTATCGGCTGGGTTGAGGTGTCACGCGAGTTTGACCCGCTTAAATACCCGTTCCGGGTGCGCGAGGTGCACCGCAACGATATCTACTGGGACTGGACGTCACGGGAACCGGACTTGTCCGATGCACGCTACCTCCGCCGGGATAAGTGGGTGGACCGGGTTCAGGCGGCGATGATGTTTCCCGATCAGTCCGCGCTGTTGGAAAACTCATGGAACGGATGGGCAAACACCGACGTTTACGACGGCAGCGATACCCACATGGCGCGCGCATACGAAGTCGAGCAAGCCTGGGGGCGGAACCAGGACGACTACCTGAACCGCAATGCGGGCATGGTGCAGCTTTCAGAGTTATGGTACCGGCACTATGAGGATGCACATGTGCTGGCGCTGCCGGATGGACGCGCGCTGGAATATCGCGAGGACAATCCCTACCACGCGGCGGCGCTGACACAAGGTCTGGTGCAGGTGCAAAAAGCGTTATTGCAAAGAGTGAGGGTGTCGATCTGGCTGGGACCGCATAAGCTGATGGATACGCCTTCGCCCTTTCCTCATGGGAATTTTCCCTATGTTCCTTTCTGGTGCTTTCGCAAGGATAGAAGCCGCGCCCCTTATGGTCTGATCCGCGACATGCGTGGGCCCCAGGATCAGATCATCGATCTGGACATTCTCCTCTACGAGATTCTCAACTCGGTCAAGGTGGAGATCGATAACGACGCCCTGGATTTGAGCCAGAACACCTATCAGGAAGTGGCGCAGAACATCAGCAGCCTGCGTTCGATGACGGTGTTGAATGCAAACCGCCGCAACGCGAACGGGTTCAGGGTAACGCGCGAACACGCGCTGGCATCGCAAGTGTTTCAGCTTGTTCAAGAACGCAAGCGACGCATTGAAGAGGTCGGTGGCGTCTACCGCGCCATGCTCGGGGCTTCGACCGAGGCGAGCAGCGGGATTGCCATCAGCAATCTGGTCGAGCAGGGATCGACCGTGCTGGCGGAGCCCAACGATAATTTCCGCTATGCGCGGCGGTTGGTCGGGCAACAGCTCCTGGCTATCCTCATTGCCGACCTGGCGGGCAAGACCTCCGCGATCGCCATAAACCAGGGGGCAAGCCGAAAGCTGGTGTACTTCAACCGGCAGGTAATGACGGATGCCGGGCCGGCACTGGACAACGATGTCACCACCGCACAGGTCAAGGTGGTGCTGGAGGATATTCCGGCCACGCCCAGCTTCAGGGCGCAGCAACTGCAGGCGTTCAGCCATGTGGTCCAGTCCGCTCCACCGGCTTATCAGAAGGTTCTGTATCCCGCCATGCTCGAATTATCCGACGTGCCCAACCGGCATGAGTTGGCGGACCAGTTGCGGCAGGTGGCTGGAGTAGCGGGACCAAATCCGCAAGGCGGTGATGCGGAAGCAAAGGCAACCACAAACTAACGGGATGGCTACACGATGATTCGATTACTGTATGACACGACTATTGGCGGCGTGAGGTTTGGGCAGGGCGCACTTGTCGAACTTGATTCGGCGCTGGAGGATGGGCTAATCGCAGAAGGCGATGCCACCAGGGCAATAAATTTTGCGTCAAGTGGCTTGCTTCCGCAGTGTATCGCTCAGTCTTTCGCGCCGGTAACACGCTCATCTAACAACTCTACGGATGGGGTATACGCCGTCCTGACTTCCGTCCCGCTTCGAGGCGGGACTATGGGACCGAACAGCAAACTGGTAATTGTCACTGACTGGGATGTGCTGACTACGGGGAATACCAAGACGGTGGGTGTCGATTTTGGCGGTTCAAACGTGTTTGGGGCGGCGCTATCGGGCACAATCATCGCTTTTAAGGGGTTAGCTGAGATCCAGAACCTTAATAGCCTATCCTCACAAAAAACCCTTAACGGAAGCTCATATCAAACGCAAGCGGTACCACGGCTTGCCACGTCAATTGATACATCAATCGATGTCGCGATAGATTTCAAATGCAAGTGGTCAGCGAATAGCGCAGGCACGGAAACCATAACCTTGCTTGGTTATTCCATTTGGCACTACCCAGCGCTATGACGGATTATATAATGACCAATGGGCGCAGCTCCGCTTACCCGTTAGCACATTATGGCGGTCACATTATCGGGAGTCGTGCAACCTTCTGCGAAACCTCCGATTTTGCAGGACTGAGTTCCAACATATTGGCAATACCGAATTTGCCCATAACTGTTTTATCAGCTTCGCCGGTTTCGGTCGCTGAAGAGTTTTTCGGAACGCATGTTTATTACCGCGCCAATGATTCATCGCTTGGCACATCGTATAAAACCCTGCGTATCCATGATATGCAAGGTGGAAAAGCGCGGTGGCAATTCATTCAACCAACACCAACAACCTGGGATTGGGCTGATCTTGACGCGTTGGTGAACACGCATCATGCAGCCGGACGGGATATGATATTCCAGTTATTCGGTACGCCTCAATGGGCCTCTGCTAGACCAACAGAGCGGAATGCGTACTCTGATCAGCCGGGTAGCGCGATCGAGTTCAACCGCGGAATCGGCGCGGAACCTTCAGATATGACAAAGTGGGACGATTTTTGCAGGGCGGTGGCTGTCCGCTACACAGGTAAGATTCGTTATTACGAGGTCTGGAACGAGGTCAATCACCAAAGTGATGGAGCCGGCACGGTCGGGACTGCGTGTTATTTCTCCGGTACTTATGCGAAGCTGGCGGAAATGGTGCGGCGTGCGAATCAAGCGATCAAAGCCGTCGACCCTGCCGCTAAAATTATCTGCCCCAATACTCAAGGATGGACGACTTTATCGGGCGCGACCGATACCTATTTCGCCGGGATGATGTCGGCCTCGACCGGCGATGGGTCAACCACCATGAAAGATTGGGTAGACATCATCGGGGTCCATCTGTACCTACCCACATCCAACCGGGTACAGGACTTAGCCGGAATGATCGATCGCATCAATGCATCCAAGACCGCCGCCGGCGTATCCGCCTTGCCGACGTGGGACACGGAAAGTTCAATGGAGTCTCCCTCGGCAGGCTCCAAAATCGACGCACAAGTCTGCGCCCATATGGCACGTTTTATGATAACAGCGGCAGCAAAGGGTATAGCACGCAGCAACTGGTACCAGTGGGACCGTGCGGACGGCTATGGCTTTAAAGATAGACCGGTTGTTGCCGCCTACCGCGAAGCAATACGCACGCTGTTAATGAGCGGAACTATTCTCACGGCTTCGCGATTCACAGATGGACGGGTCGGATATTACACACGTTCTGGACTTAAAATTATTTAATCTATACGGAGAGACTTGATATGCGAAGCCGCTTTCGAGCGGCTTTTTTTATTCCAGATCCGGTTTACGGATTTTCGTACAACTGAGACGCGCTCACGGCGAGACCGCAGTTTTATCAACCCCCTGCTCCGGCAGGGCCCGCTCACTGGGTTAAGCAGTAGGAGGAATGATGGAAGTTGAACAGCTTACGGATGAACAAATCGCAAACCTTACGCGGGAACAGATCGAGCTGCTCGAGAATGATCCAGACCAGCTCATTGAGATTCTCGGCTCAAAACCTGCATCAGGAGAAACCGGCAACGAAAAACCTGAGCGGGGAGAGGAAGGAAGCGAACTTGAGGTTTCCAGCGACAAGGAAGGGGAACATGAACCGGTTGTCCTCAACAAGAGCGGGAAGGGAGTAATTCCTTATGAGAAGCACAAGCAACTGAGGGTGGAAAATTCAACGCTCCGCGAACAGCTACAGGCTGCGCAAGGCAAGCTCGAAACGCTTCTGGGCCAAAAGGACAAAGCGAAAGGAGAAGAAATTGCGGCAGCGGATGATGCGATTGCAAAGCACCTCGAAATGTTGAAACAGGATATGCCTGAACTCCACCAGGTAATCAACACCGTTCTCGAAGGAAACCGCAAGCAAAGCGAAAAGCTCGAAAAAACGCTTGAAGAACTCAAACGCGAAAAGGAGGAATCCGAACGTGCGAGTGAATTAAGCGTCGCCGAGCAGGTCGCCGAAGCCAAGGACAACAACCCCGATCTGGTGCACTGGGAGATCAACGACCCCGAAGCCTGGGATGAAGCCTTGAAGCAGGACGAAATTCTGCGAACCAATAGCAGGTGGATAAACAAGCCTTACGCTGAACGGTTCGATGAGGTCGTCCGTCGCGTCAGAGCCATCATGCCCGAAGCGTCACCCCCAAAGAAAGCAGTCGATCCGGAAAAGATCAAGGCCGATGCGAAAGCAAAGCTTGACGCTGCTCCGGTGAGGAAACCCACAACCCTATCGGATATCCAGGGTGGAGCTAATCCAGCCTCTGAACGGGAGCGGCTCGAGAATTTAAGTCCATTTGAATTGACTCAAAGACTCATGAAAATGCCCCCGCACCAGTCGGCAGCCCTGAGAGCCGAACTTGAATAAGGATTTTTTGCAATGGCTGAAACAAACGTAGCAAGCGGCAGTTCGCTGGCAGTGAAGCATTACAGTGCCGCCCTCTTCGCCAACACGCTGAAGGGCGCCTCCGCAATGGAAAATCTGGTGGGGCCGGTCGAGCCCAACGCGGCAATGCAGAATATCGCGGGCCAGACACAACCCGGCATGCCGCTGGTCAGGATCGACAATTTGATGAAAGGCGCGGGCGACGCTGTCTCCCTCGATCTGGTGGATACCATCGGCGGCGAACCACTGATGGGCGATGTCAATCGTGAAGGTCGCGGTAGCGCGCTCTCGTTTTCCTCGATGGAAATCAAGATCGATCTGTCGAGTAAGGTCATCGACGCAGGCGGGAGCATGTCGCAGCAACGCACTAAACATCAATTGCGCGAGATTGCCCTGGCCCAGCTATCCGGCTATTTTCCCAGGCTGAGCGCCCAAACCGCGCTGGTACACCTTGCCGGCGCCCGGGGTTCGCAGACTGGAAGCGACTGGGTGATTCCGCTGCAATCGGCCACAAATTTCTCCTCGGTGATGGTGAATCCTGTCAAGGCGCCAACCTATAACCGGCATTACGTGGTCAATGGAGCCAACCTGACGCAAGGGGGGCAGCAGCTCGGCTCGATCGTTTCCACCGATGCGCTTAAGCTGGCGCATCTCGATCTCCTTCGCAAAAAGATCGACGACATGGATCAACCCCTGCAAGCGGTGAAACTGGCTGGGGACCGGGCGGCCCAGACCTCGAAAATGTGGGTCTTCCTGGCTACGCCCAACCAGTATTCCATCCTGCTGTCGGAAGGTTCGCTACGTGCATTTCAGCAAAATGCGGTTAACCGCGCCGCTTATCTCGACATCCGGCATCCGCTATTCGCTGGTGAGGTCGGGATGTGGAATGGCATCCTTGTAATCAAGAATGAGCGCGCTATCCGCTTTCAACCCGGCGAATCCACCAAGATTGTTACTACGTCTAACGCGGCGACCGCGA